CTCGGGTATACAGCGATACAGATAAAACACCATGTCCTAAATGTGAAGAGGCATTAGTGCTTCGTGCGGATAGTATGTATTCTTCAGCATTACCCGCTAGTGATGCTCAAGAGTGGTGGGGGTAATCATGGATATGCTCTGGGATATGATACCTGTTTTACTGGTAATCATCTTTATCTAAACAATAATACAAAGGTCAAGGGTCACGGTCTAATAACCGTGGCTCTCTGATATTCTGGTACTTTTACATATAGTACCGAAAATGAAATATGGAGTGATGTACTCTATCCGATATTCAAATATACGTTATCTGGGTATACAAGTATATCAAAGGGTTATACCTCTAAATCATATATTGTAGTCTAAACTTTAGACAGCTACGCGAGTTTCAGCCGTTGGTTTTTTGAAATGACTCGATTTCTATTTACCTTCCTATTATAGAAAAGTAGTATGAGTCTTATGGCAAAGGCAAAGGTTACTCATAAAAACAGTTTGGACATTGTGGCTAATCCTCGGGTGGAAAAAGGGCTGACACCTATGCAGGAAAAGTTTGCAATGATCTATGCAACAGAAGAAGTTACGCAGACGGAAGCAGCACTCAGGGCAGGGTACGCTGAATCCAATGCACACTCTATCGCAAGCCATATGTTGAACGGACGTAACTACCCTCAGGTTTTGAATAGGGTATACGAAATAAAGAAAGAGCTACAACAGAAGTACGAGGTCACCTTTGAAAGCCATGTACAGAAGTTAGCACAACTCCGTGATGTAGCTATGCAGAATGGAAACTATGCCGCAGCCGTCTCAGCTGAAAAATCAAGAGGCCAAGCTGCTGGTCTTTACATTGACCGTAAAGAAATACTGCATGGTAAGATAGACCAAATGAGTAAAGAAGAAGTGCTTAGTGAAATTAAGCGGATACAACAAGACTACCCAGCATTGGTAGAAGCGACCAGCCCTGTCATAGAGATGGACAAACTGGAGGTTTTACCTGATGGCAAAGAACCCTGAGTCTAAACTTTGGAAAGCCTTACGTGATGGAACCAGACCCCTTGGGGTACACTGGACTAGAATGGAGTCATGGGCAAGTCCAGGGGTGCCTGATGTCAATGGTTGCTTGAATGGCAAGGACTTCTGGGTAGAGTTAAAGATACTTACGACAAAGTCTGACAAGAAGTTCCCCAAGTGGCGTCCTCATCAAATAGCATGGCAGACCTCAAGAACCTCTGTTGGTGGATGCGTTTGGAACTTGGTTCATCATCCTTCGTCAGGGCAGCTATTATTTATGGATGGCCGAAACCTGAGTAAGAGATTGATGGATGGAGAGCCGTTGTACGATGATAGGATGGAATGGCCGATGGATGGAGATGGATGGGCAAGAGTCCTCCGACGACTGATGATGAGCGACGATTCCTGAGATCATAAGACATCAGAACCCGAAATCATAAGACGTCAACCCTCGAGCAGCTCGACATCTTTTTTGGTCAATATGATAATTTAAGTGTTTACATATGACAGTCTATTTGCTACTCTATATGTGTAGCCAGCAATGTTGCTGGACTCGCAAGTTCGTAGAAAGGAACTTATCTCATGGCTAAATCAGCTAAAAAAGTCGTAGCTCAGGAAATCACTTTTCAGGGCATTAATTCTCTCCCCGAGGACCAGCGTAATATGGGCGTCACCGCTCAGGACATTTTTAAGTTTGTCCAAGAGCAAGCTGGCGGTAATCCAAATAATGTCGGTGTCCGGCCTACTGTTGATGTAGTAGGTACGCCTAATCCTTTTCCTTTTGAAAAGGCAAAAACATTATTTGATGAGGTAGGCAATCCCAACCTCGCCCTTCGTGGTAAGGTAGTATGGCAGTTGATCAACTCCGACAGCCATGGCGGTCAGGTTATTACGCTTACCGATGTAGACTTAGCCCATAAGTCTATTAAAGCTCGTAAGTTCCATGCTCTGCTGGATGCGCTTAATGGTGGACAGTCACCATCAGCCAAGGCAACATGGGGCAAGAACTTCGTTGAGCTGTTCGTTATCCCAGCTTAATTATCCTAGGATGGGCGGCCGATTGGTCGCCCTTCTTTTTTGGATGGATGGATGGATTGATGACGAATGATGATGATCTCAGTATATATGTACCATCATATATACAATAACTAATGAGCTCTAAAGACCTCTGAGCTAGACATCTTAAGACGTCTCAGCGACCAAGTAGGACACTCAGCGATGTACCATGTGCTACCTTTTAATAGTTACTAATACTGGTAACGGCTACAAAACGAGGTAACAATGACAAATAAAATACCAAATGGCAATTTGAAGCGCGGTGCTACCAAATGCATTGCCTGTACTGTGCGCCAAAACGAGCTCGTGCTACAGGTACAAGCTATTATGCAAAGTGAGCTCATGGCGCAGCACGGCCTTACTGGCGTAACCATACCCAAGGGCGACGTCGTAGGTAAGCTGGCTATGTTTTACCTTGAGCATAAGGGGGTCAAGTAATGCTGTACATAGTTGACCACCATAATAGCTTTACAACAGCTATACATGTACGACGGGTAAATGCCGTTGACATCCTAAGCCTTATACAAGGTTTGCGTTTTTATCAAAACGTGTACATAAATTATGAAAAAGACGACGACCTTTTTGACGCCGACGGTTGCCCAAGTTGGAGCAACCAAGACTGCGAGATCTTTTACCACGGTAAGGATGTCTTTACTGCCGATGGTAAAGATGAGGTTTGGTTTAAGTACATTGACGGCAGCCAACCACGCTGGCAAAAACTTGAGGCTAAACCTAACCTTGAGGAGCCAACTTTTGACGAGCCAAAAAACGAGTACCGTTGGCATTGGCACGATATCAGTTAACCCCAACGGTAGGGTGACTTCGGTTGCCCTACCAACCTTTTTGTAGCCGATGGATGGATGGATGGATGGATTGATCTATCTTTCCATCCGATCCTGGACGTGATCGCATCTATCATATACGGTCTCTTTAGAGATCAGGCCGCGATATTTTTTGACCACATTGCCGCTTGCCCGAGCGCGTTTTTGCTTTTAAGTATTTACATAACGCAACAAACAAAGGGTTTTAAAAATGGTTTATGTTTATATGTTTTTTTGCACGTTAAATATGTTGGCTGGCATTACGTTAATGTTTGCCGCAAGTGGTGCTTTTATATTGCCACCAATTTTTAGCCACCATTACATAAACGGTTTTATGTTTTGCATGGGGTTAGCATTGTTTGGCTTTGGTTATGTTAGCGCATGGCGGCATAAATGTTAGTGCTGCCAGCCTTGCTAGGCGCGGCGGTTGTGCTGGTGTTTTTATGGGTGTTAAATTAATTTGCATAAAAGTGCTTTTAGGGGTTTACACCCATATGCCACCTGTGGCATAAAATATGTATAGCCACCGCATAGGGCGGCGGCGTTAACTAAAAAGGGGTTAACAATGGTTAACACAACAACACAGGCAGCGGCAGCCTTTACAGCCGCAAATTTGGGTAGCCAAGGCGTTTTTTGCAGCCTTGCTATTAAAGCGTTTATTACTGCCAATGGCATTGGCAATATTAACGTGCAACTTACACCCGCCGCTGTACAGGCTAACGCCTTAATGGGCGGGGCTAACTTTTGGCGTGCCATGCAGCCAGCTAATGGCAAGGCAATAGGCCACTTTGGGCAAATGCTTTGGGTAATGGTTAATGGTGGTTTACCGGCTAAATACTGGCAGCCAACCGCGCAAGGCTACATTGCACCCAAGCCTAAGTTTATTACCAGCATGGCTTGGTTAAAAACTACAGTGCCAACTAAAGTGCCAGCCGCTGTGCCGTTGGCAATGGTTAACGCTATTGCTGCTAACAGTGGTAGCAGCGTTACTAGCAGCCTTAACCAAAACCCAATACTAAAGGCAATGGCTGGCGGTAGCAGCCCTAGCAGCGTTGGCTGGGGCAACCCATTAGCACAACTGGTGGTGGCAAGCTAACCCCTAGGCGGGGTGCCAAAAGGTACCCCGCCGCACATTTGCAACAGTGTTGCACTTTTGCAACAGGGCAACCCCCCTAAACGGTGACGAACGTGTACAAGCAAGGCGCAGTACACGGTTCTGTCCAAATCGTTACC